GTAATGCTTTTGGTTAGTCTAAATCCGCTAGCAATCAAGTGCTGCGGGTACAAGGTCGCGCCAAAGGTTGTTTGGCCACTATTTGTAAAGTTAAAGTAGTTTACTTTGCCGTCGCCGCGGTCAAAGAATACGCCCCGGCTAGAGTTGGCGGCGCCTTGTATTAAATCTAAATCGGTGTAGATACCGGCACTACGTTTATATAGCGTTACGGCGTCGGTGTCTATGGTGCCAACCCAATCCGGGTTATATTGCCAATTAGATAGGACTTCAACAATACGAATGTAAGCCGCAAATCCTGATGAGGTGATGGCGTTACCGCTACTGGCCCAACTTTGTCGGTGAGCTGCTAGCCATGCCATGCGGCTAGTTGCTGTTATTTGATGTTCATACAACCCGTTACCGTTGGACCATGAATTAAAGGCTCCTGTTATGTCGGTAATAAGTCCGTTAAATAGGGGCTCTAATTCTTGGACGTTTCCGGCCGTTGTTTGGCTACCTGTCGTAGTGTTAGCGATCCTAAATGATGTAGTTGTGGGTACTGTAACTACGGTGTAGGTTCCGCGGTAGCCCGTCGGCACTATGTTTGTGATCTCTACAAGGTCACCAATAACTAACCCATGGGCGGTAGCGGTTGTTATGGTCGCTGTTGATCCTGTACCGCTTGCCGCTGTTGTCGCAAAAATCTTGTAAGGGTTATCTGTATGTACTGTGTAAGTCATGGACGGAGCAAATGAAATAGGGCTATCTGTTCGTATGCTTACCGTTGACGTCATAGGGGACGGCTGTACGGTCGGGTCAGGGCGTCCGCCAATAATGGTTAGGCTGTCAATGTCTGCCTGGCCATAAACGGTGCCATCTATTGTTAGGCGTAGTTTGGGTGTCCAGGCCGTAATAGTGCCGATCCAATCAAGTCAATAGGTCCAAGTCGTTTGGCACTATTGCGTAGTACGTCCTCAATTGCGCGGCGGGCACTATCTGCGTCCACAATGCCATTGAGGTTAAATGTAATGTTATTGCCACCCATTTTGTTATTAGGGATAATGCGCCCCGACTGTCCATTAGGGATAAATTGCTCCGGGCCTCTTTCGCCAACGGTGTAGGCCATACCGCGGCGTACTGGTCCGCCACTTGCGCGGGGTGCGCCCGGCGGGTGCGGTGTTGAGTAGTCGCGGTAAGTACCTGTACTGCCCGCGGCGAGAACATACCACTCGCCTTTAGCGTTATCCCATTTGTATTGGGTGCCCTGGTAAGTGTATGTATTTTTTTTGTTGGCGGCCCTTGTGTATGCGGCTTTACGTTTAGCGGCTTTTGTGGCTGCGTCCGTTTGGTTGTTGTAGTCGCTAGTAGTTGTTACTGTTGGGCTACCTTCACCGACTCCAATAAGTTGAGATAGTCCCGCTACTGTAAATACTGCCGCAATTGCTGCAATAGCGGGCCCTGCTAGAGCCAAACTTGCGCCACCTGTTGCCGCAGCTTCGGCACCGGCTGCAAGTGCGGCGGCCGCTGTAACGGTCCTAAATGCTCCCACTAACTTGCCTAGGGCTGCAATTGCTGCCGCTGTCTTAATGCCCACAAAAATACCGGCAATAAGTGTGGCAAAAGTTTTAACTAATCCCGTATTGTCTTTAATCCAAGTGACAATGTTTTTAAGGTTTTCACCAAATTGGTAGGCACCCTCGTTGGCGTCGTCTAATGGCTTTTTACCCTTAGTAAATCCATCAAAAAATGCTTCCAATTTGGGTAAAACATCACTTTGGATATAGTCAATAAAGGTCATAATTACGGGCATAAGTTTTTCGCCAACGTTTTCCTTAAACTCCGTAACCTTAAGGCTTAACCGATCCATTTTTCCCTGGTAAGAGTCTGCCGCGGCGGACGCCTGGCCCTTAAATGTCTTTGCTAGTTCCGCCGTAATCTTGTTCATGTCGCCGGACTTTAAAAGGTTTTTATCTAGGCCAACACCTAACCGCGATAGCGACGCCGTATTACCGTCGTAACCCTTTGCAAGCGCATTAGATACCGCTTGTAAATCTTTACCGGTACCGGCACTAATTGACATAGCCAAACCAAGTACATTTTGGGTTTTACTGTATGACTTGGTAGAGGTCATTAGGCGTTGATAGGCGGGCCGTAGTTTGTCGTCCGCAATTCCGTACTGTAACTCGTACTTAAGAATAAGATCCTCAACGGACTTAATCTGTGCCTTGGTTGCGCCTCTAGTATTTTGTAGGGCTTTGGCTAACCGTCGTTGGCTTTTTTCGTCCTCTAGGTAGGCGTCAACGGACGACTTAGCAAAGGCCAGGGCCGCGGCACCGGCAACGGCAAACCCTGCCGCAGCTGCGGCGCCCATACGTTTAACACCGCGCTTAAACTTCTCTAAATCATTTTCGGCACCCTTAAGGCCCTTACTAAACTTGTCCGTATTTGCGCTTAGGCCAATGCCTAGCGCGCGGCCAATACTACGCGCCATACCTCACCCCGTTATTCCAATCGTTAATAATGCCGTAAATTGCTTGTTCCCATGCGTTGAAAGTTGGCGCTAAGTATTGGTTACTGGCAAATTGTGGCCACCCTGGAGTTACATGGTTGGCCCAATGCTGTAACTCACCGACTCGTTTACCTTCGCGTCCCGCTTTGTATGGGCCCTCAATTGTTCCGTAGCGCACCATAATTGTGTTAGCGCGATCAGATAATAACCCGGCTTCCTTAGCGGCTGCAACGTTAAAACCTGCCCGCTTTAACTTGCCGCGTCGCTTGTAATACCGTTTAGCTGCGGCGTCACCTGCCGCACCATAAGTAGTTTTTTTAGCACCTACCAATACCATTGGTACGCGGTCACCTTTTACGCGTACCGTACTGGCAAGCTTTGGGCCATAGTTACCGGCATGGCTAATAATGGCGCTCTGGATCGCGGGCTTGAGAATGTCCTCCGCAATAAGTTTAGAGCGGCGGCGTAACTCAATTGTCGTATCTTTATCTAACGCTTTAAGGGCTCGTAAGGTGGCATAGTAAGAGTCCGGGTCAATGTAAAAAACTTCGTTATCCATGCCACCTACTCTGTTAGTTCGTTAATCGTTGCCAGGTCGTCCCAATCCAACGTATTAAGGTCCAGGCGGAATACGCCCTTAACCGCTAACTCTAAGAGTCGGCGGGTAAGGCTTCCGCTTGTGTGGGGTTTACTTCGGGTTCGTCACCAAACTCCACTAGTTCCAAGTCCGTTACAAAAACGTCAAACGTTTCCATAACAACACCTTGCCTATTTAGTACCGCATACAACATAGTCATAAGGTCACCTAAGCCAATGTAGGCCTGGACTATTCCGTTAATGTCCTCGCGGTACAACTCCGTAAACTTTTGCTTAGTCATACGTTCCCACTTCATAACGTCAACGGGTAGCGTACTTACGGTACCCTCACCGTATTTAGTGTGTTTGTAGTCAATAGCAATTTTCATGGTCCAAGATCCTTTTCTATTAAGGTGTACGGGTTACAATTCCACCCTTGATGGTGAAAGTTACGGAAGAGGTTACTACGTCGTTAGCGGCGCCGCCTACGGTTGGGTAGTTTGGGTAAACGTCAAAAGTAAACGTTACGCCGTTAACTACCATAGTCGCAGCTAGTACGGTGTCCGGTGTTGATGTTGACGCGTCAAAAAGGGCCTTACAAATACTTGATGGGCTAGTGCTGCCCCAATCCTGGTAAATGTCTGCCGTTAGTGTTGCTGTCTTTGCTACTGTCTTGTAGGCGCGGCCGTTCAATGTTTCAATAACTACCTGTTCGTTTTCAACGGCGATAGTAGCGGACGTACATACGTCGTCGTACTGGATAGAGTTAACCGTTAGGTTAAGGTCATGCCCGGTAATGTAGGTTAGTGCCATTTTTACTACTCCTTGGTAGTTGTTATTTGTATGGTGACTTTAGACGCCAATGCTTCACTTGGACCCACTTGGACGCGTCCAGGTCGGCTAAATGATCCGTAGGCTACGCCCCGCGGTAGGACGTCTAAAAATGTTTCCATCAGGTTTTCTAAGTTTATTAGAGCGGCCTGGTTATCTATGTAACCCACCATTAAAGTTGCCTCAAATGTGAGTTCGTAGCGGTCCCCTAATGTTGTGCCCTCTAGGTAGGGTTCACCTGGTACTAGCACTACGCAAGGTACTACGGGGTTTTCCACAACGTAATCAAATACAAGATAGCCGGCGCCCTCAAGGGCCGTAGCGAGTTCTTGGCGGGCTTCGGTAATCATTACCCCACCATGCCGTTAACGTCGCGGTAGCGCCCGATGAGGCCTATTACGCGGTTAAGGATAGAGCGGCCCATCATGTATGGACCTGGTACAAAGTCCACCCCTTGAGCCTGGCCACCTGGTACGGTGCGGGCGTTCCACACATCTACGGCAATCATTAGCGCAGCGGTGCGGACGGCCACAACATTGTCGTAGCCGGCGGCGGTAGTTAGAGCGGCCTGGCCTCGCGGCTTGTATGTATGTGTAACAACATCAGCGGCGGTTTTAGCAGCTGTAAAGGTGTACTCGGTTTGGTCCGTAATTGTGTAGGTCGCGTCGTATTCGGTGCCCGTTACTGTTACTGACTGGCCTTTAGCAAAAGTATGCGGGTAAGTGGTTACAAATGTAACGTAGTTGCTTGCGATGTAGGCACCTGATACGGGTGCGGACTGTGTAGTTAAAAAGGGTTCTAAGACACTTTCGGCCGTTTGGATAACGTCGTCTAGTAGATCGTCCGGGTATAGGTCACCGACACCAAGCGCGGTTTTTAATTCGTCTAGTGAAATGTAAGCCATTTAATACCCTCCCTTTAATTGTGGTGTTGTGCGGGGCCTAGTGGACCGCCAGGCCCCGCCAACTTTGTTAGCAACTAAGCTACGTTGAAGCGCCTAATTCCAAGCGGACGCTTGCAAGCAATTGCGTAATAGCCATAGAGTGCAATTTCCACCTTGCCGTTGCCGGTGTTGATTACCTGCAAACGGGTTGTTGGGCTTTCGTAGTAGGTTGCCGCTTCCGGTGCTACCAAGAAGGCGGAATCGTCAACTAGTCCACTTGTTGAAATGTTGGGATCAACATACAAGTTAGCGCCTAGTACTGCACCGGTAATGGACTGGTTGCTTACTGCGCCCGGGTTGTTCATTGGGTTGTAAGCGGTGTAGAGCGGGCGGCCCGTTGTGTCTGCATAACCTGAAATTGCGGCCCAATGATCTGTGGACGCGATGAGGTTCTTTGCAAATGCTCCGGAGCCCTTGAGAGCTGCGGCGGACTCTACGGCAATAAATGACTGCAAGCCCGCTGCGGTTGTTGCTACAACGGTTGCCGCGGTGCCATTGGCTGCAAGTGCTGTAATGACTGCCTTATCTGTTGTTGCTGCGTAGGCAAGCTGCAACTGGTTTAGGAGCTCATTGTAAAAGGCCGGTGAGCTTCTATCTAGGAGCTCCCAGGTTACTACGTTGCGGCCGCTTGCTTTTTTGATGTCAACGGTTAGGTAATCGGAGGTCATTCCGGTTTCGCTAGTTGTTGCACCTTCGGCGACGGTTGCGACGGTTGGCAATCCTGTTACGCGCGGAATCGTAAACGATAGGCCACTATCGGTTAGTGCTTCGCGGCTAATGGCTTCGATAGCGGGACGGCCACCGGTGAAAGTATTAGAGATGAAAGACTGTTGGTGAGTTGGCAAAGTAAGGCCGGTGTTGGTGCTAGTGCTATCGTCTGCGGCGCGCACCCATTCGCTACTTTGTGAGTCACCCAATGAGGCTTTAATTGAGTGTTCTAGGTAACTTGCACCGGTTGTAATTGGTGAGCGGGGCGCCGTAAAAATTGGGCTACCTGCTGCGGTTACTGACTTAGACGCCTCTACGGTTACGTCCGCGGTTACGTCCGGCATTTCGTCCGGGGTTAGTTCTGGTTCCATTGTTAATGGCTCCTCGTTTGTTGTTGGATCAGGTTCCGCGGACGCGGCAACCTGTGAAACCCTAGCGCTATCGAACGCAGGTTCGGTGACTAGGGAAACTTCCCGCAATACTGCGGCGGTTACTACTAGGTTTTCGCCCTGGTAGTGGGAGGTTACAATTTCGGCACCTACGCTTAAGCCGTCCCGTAGGCCCTGGCTTGCCTCTACTAGTGAGTCGGTACCGGCCATAGTGTCCGCTACCTTAAACGTTGCCGTAATCCCTCCAGGGTTTACAACATAGTCGGGCAACATTCGGCCAATTGGTCGGGTACCATCATGCTGTAAAAGTAGTTTTACGTTTGTTGGGTCAATGGTGAGGGCTCCGGCTTCAAAAATTACGGGACCTACGGACGTATTGCCCGGCTTACCAAAGGGCACAATGAGGCCCGTAATGGTGCGGGACTCTGCACTAGCTGCGGTGATGTTTGTGGCAAAGGTCAAATAGTTAGGCTTGTTCATTTTGTGTTGCTCCCATTGGTGTAGATGGCGCATAGTCCACTAGGTCGCGCGCTTCGTTGACGTCAATAATTCCGTTACTAAATAGGTCAACCGCTAGGGCTACTTGTTCGTCGGGGTTGCCGCGTAAAAAGTCGTCCAGGTCGAAACGTACTTTACGGTTAGGCGGCGTAACGTCGTTCATACTTAAACGATCTTCCAGAATGCACAAGTGTTGGCGAAGCCCGAAATCCAACAAGCTACGACGTTCGGCGGTCACATTTGAGTAGGTGGCGCTTGCACTTTCGGCGTTAACATACCAAGCAGGGATACCCATTAGGCGGGCTATCTCGTTCCCGCATTGGTATTGGCGGGCCTCTACTAGCTGCATTTGTGCGGAGTCAAACCCAACAACGTCCATTTTAATTGGGCCTTCGACGTATGCTGTGGCGCGATCGCGGCGGGCCCGCTTAAAGGCTGCTAATAGATCTGTCTTTTGTTCGGCGTCTAGGTTGTAGCCGTCGTTTGTTAAAATCATGGTAGGTACGGGCTCTTGCGCCATACGGAAACTAGCGGCCTCAAGTTCAATAGCAGTCTTAATTGTTCGGCCACCGCGCATAAGTACGCCGTCTGGATCCATGGAGTTAAACACAATAAGGGAGTTAACGCCCTGGTTGGGTAGCGTTTGAGTGTCCAGGTTGTAGGACACTACTAAAGTGCCTAGTTCATTGGTGTTAAAGGTTATGCGTAATGGGTCAATGCGCCTAATGTGTACGGGATACCCTAGGGCGTCCACTTCCATAATGAGGGCGTAGGCGGCGCCGTAAAAAATGAGATCCGATACAAGTGACGAAATGGTATTAGCGCGGGTTACGGCCGGGTCGGGTTGTGTTACAAGGTTGCGCGGCTTATCTACTTCGCGGTCCATGTCGTCGTATTCGTTGATAGGTAGTGAGCCTATTGTTCCGGCAATAATGTTATGGGCGCGGGCTAGTGCGGGAATTGTTAGCGCTTGCGACTTTGTGACGTAAGTAAAATTTGTGGTATCTACCGGGACGCCTAGGGCATAAAAGTTAGCCGGGGTGTAAGGGGTAACGTTTGCCTCAACGGTTACGGGCAAGTTTTCCCTAATGCGGTTGGCTGTAAATAATCCCACCTTCTAAGGGTACGCCCTTTAGTTTAGGTGTCTATTTTTGTTACTAGTTGTGGCAAGTTGTTACGGGCGTAAGCTACTTTTGTTAATTGCTATGCCCTGGCAACAAGTCGCATAATCTGGGCAATCTTGTGTTGGGCAACCTGTACGGCAAGCCATTATTGGATACGTCCAAACATACCAACGGTGACTGTGCTAGGGGTTGTCATAGCAATAGCAGTTCCAACGGTCGGAACATAAGAAGCACCTAAAGCAGCAGAGCCACCCAATAATTGTGGACTCAAACCAAAAGCGTATCCACTTATAATAAATCCGGGCACAGAAGAGTTGGTAACAAAACCTGTTGCTCCATTTGTGGCATAAATGAAAAAAGCATAAGTAGTGCCAGCGGTTAAAGTTATGGCTGAAAATGTTGCTGTGTTTGTTTGCGCAGAAAGAGAAGCGGTTGATGAAAAACCATTATTACCTGCACCATTACTAAACGTACCAACGGCAAGAGGTGTAATACTTGTAGGTGTATTGGCATCATTTACAGAAGCAATTCCACCATAAAATGTTGGTGTACCGGAGGCAACACTGTAAACAATAGCAGTCATTTGAATTACCTTAGTAATGGTCAAATCGTATGGCATTGTAAAATAGGTTGCTCTACAAAGTTGGTTTGGGAGTGGAGTCGTATTATTTAAAAGTTTACGATCTACAATGTCGTAACCCAACCCAGCTGATGAAGCGTTACGGTCAGAAGTGTAAGTCTGTGCTGTTCCTGAAATCTTAGTTGCAGCAATAGCAGCAGAAGCATTTATGTCAACGTTAAGAATTGCCCCATCTGCAATCTTGGTTGAAGTAACGGCGTTATTTTTTAACATAACCGTGTCTACTGTTTGACTATCGCCCGTACCAATTAGTGTTCCACTGGCAACTGGAAATAGCACAGTTGCAGCAGAATTGCCATAGTTTGCAATAGTTGCTGTTTGGCTGCCAGGACCTAGATAAGGCATGTCAATATAACTTGGGTTTACGTTCAATTTACCTGCGGCTAAATCATTAGCAGACTTAACGCTTGCCGGTGTTGCGGCAGTAGTTGTACTTGTACTGGTTGTACTGTCCTCTAATTGGACTATGCCAGGCGTAGTAAGAGTTCCGGCACTTATTGACAAATTTGCGGCCGTTGTACTTCCACTATTTGTAATCGGCGCATTTACTTGTACTACTCCGGACGGTCCCGTAGGTCCGGTAGGTCCCGTTGCTCCTGTGTCGCCCTTGGCTCCCGTAGGTCCGGTAGGTCCCGTTGCTCCTGTTGATCCTGCCGGCCCTTGAATACCTGTAACTTGTTCACTAATAACCGTAGTTACTTCGGTGGCGTTAATAGTTGTTACTAGGTCCGTTGACGATACCGACGTAGGGTATTCGGTAACACTAATAACGGTGGCCATTAGGTTGTAACCTGTCCATCTATTGTTATTTTGCCTTGCAAAATCCTTGTTACGTTAGATCCATTTACTAGCTCTAAATCATAAATGTAACGCCCTGGAGTAATGTTTGTTTGGGTTGCGCTCATAGATACGGCAATTGTGCCCGCGGTTCCACCTAAAGTAATTCCCGCTCCCGTAGCAAGAGTGAGTACGGCGGCGCTATTTTCGTATTGTTTAACAACCATACGCGCGGTGTAGTTGGTCCAATTGGCAGGTGTTCCGTTTGTTGTTACTTGAAATGTGCGGTCCCAATTGGCGCCCGCATAAACGGTAAAATTGTAAGTTCCCGGACTAATCATAAAATCTAACCTACCATAGAGGTAACGCTAACCTTTGGTATTTGAGTGTGCCCTACTGCTAATACAAATGCTACGGCCGCCGGGATACTGCCGGCACCTTTGCGGGCAATACGCCACCCACCATCGGACGCGGGGCGCCTGGAACATAACGCAAGTTGGGCCCTAACGTCGGGTTGTCCAGGGTGCATAATGCGGGCCTGGTTAATGGCGTTGGCGGTGTAATCGCATAAGGTTGGGAACAAACTACCGCCCCATGCGGTTGGCTCCATGCGTAGCCCTGTACGGCGTAAATGTCCCGCTACATGGTCCGCCGCTCTAGGATCGTAGGCTATTTGTTTAGTGTTAAATTGGCGGGCTATTACTGCAATTTCGGACGCTAATACGGTTTCGCTTATTGGTTCGTCCCGTTGCCAACTATGGGCAAATACGTTAACGCCATCGTCCGTTATTTGTGCACTTACTAGGTAAGCATTTTGGCGGTTAAAATCTAAATCCAAGCCCATGTATGTTGGGAGTTTAGGATCCATAACAATACTGTCCATACGCCCTAAATCGTAGGTATCTAAATTAAAAGGGTTGTCAAAGTTTGAGATCCATTGACAAAGTAGTTCCGTCCGTACATTGTCCGGGTTGTCGCGCGTAACGGAGTCCATAAGGCTTTCAAGTTGTACGGTGTAACCTAGTCCAGGGTTAGCAGCTTTAATAGCGTCCAGGTCGTCAATTTTACAATCTTGTTTAGCGGACCATTCCCACCAACCTAGGCGGGGACTTTCGTCCCGTAACGCCCTTGACCGCAGCTCATTGAGAACAACGGACTCCGCGGTACCTGCATTGGACGTTATCCAAGTTTGTGCCCCATGTCCTTCGCCACCTTTAGCGCGGGTAATAGGTCCGGCGGCCGCCCATACTTCGGGCCCTATCTCGCGTAGTTCGTCAACATACAAAAGGTTGGCACTAGCACCGCGGGCACCGTCCGTAGTAGCTGCCAAGATTCCATACTTACGGACCCGTTGGCAAGTACCTTGGCAACTCTTGGGGTAATGGTGACAATAAATTTCCATGGCTTCGTTACCGTTTGTACGGATCACCCGTTTAATACGGCGGCTAATCCAGGGCGTAGAGTCTGCTAACTCTAAAGTTTTATTAAGGGTGTCCAGGCTTAGGCGCCTATTTTGGGCAATTCCATAAATTTGGGCTTCACCAAAAATAACTAACCCGGCCAAAATGCGTAACCTCATTAAGTGCGTTTTTCCGGACTGTCTGGCAACCAAAACGCCGGCGGTTGTTCGTATAAATTTATTTTGTTTGTTTAGTTGTAGCCCTTGGTTTAGAACGTACTGTTGCCATGGCATTAGCGGGGTCCCTAGGCTTTCCGCTAGTTCCGCTACTAGTGGCCCTAGGCTTCGCCCTTTTAACGGGGTCCCTTGTAGGCGCGGGGTTTGTGACCCGTAAATAATCTTGTTGGAGTTGTTGGCCATGGTCCACCTCTTGTAATGCTTGACTTGTTGACGTTTCGCGACTCTTTGGAGTTAACTTTAATGCGTCCATTAAGGCCAAATGCTTAGTTACTAGTGAGGCAATACCCACTAAATTAGGATCATCGGCTCCGGCCGCCTGGTCAATAAGGCGAGATACGGCAAGCAACAAAGTAACCGCACCTTGGTCGGAGTCAGTAATCCAAGTAGCCCGGCCCAAACTTTCAACACTTTTGTAAAAAAGGCTATCCGGGTTCATTTTTCAAACCCCGGCGGGTCATTTCGCCTCATCGGGGAAAAACTTCTCCTGTCAGAGCGGGAGTCAATTGGAGCCACAAAAAAACGTTTATTCCCTTGTTTAGGTGCTATTCCTTTGCCTTTAGAGCGGTTACATCGTCTGCAAGCTGCTACAAGGTTGTCCAGGTCCTCACTTCCACCTAGCGCGCGGGGTATTACATGGTCCACCTCGTTGGCTTCGGCACCGCAATAGTTACATAGTCTGCTATCTCTAGCTAGTACTGCCAAACGTATCTTGTGCCAATTCTTATTTGCTACTCCCATTAGTCCTGCCTGGTTTGGTGAGCGGGTAGGGAATGGCTTTAGTCAAGCCACTCCGTAACCTGCCCGTATGTGGGTCGCGGTATTGGTCATGGATCCATAAGGATAACGGCGCCATGTGGATAACCCGCTTTATGGTCCCATTGTAGGCCGTTCGGTTTACAATGACGGGTTAACCTCTACCCTATTTTTGTGTATCTGGTTAAGGTAAGTTGCTTAGTCGTATCACTCCAAGCAAAGGTTACGCCCTCAAACGGCGGTTTACCCTAGCGATTAGCCGGGCCATAGTTTATGCTCGTATGTAGAGCGTATGAGGCTTGTTAGGTTATACCTAACGGGGCGGCATTCCTAACTAGGGGAAGAGTAGGAAGTGTCGCCCTTTTTTAATGTCAGGTATTTGGCGTTATTGAGATCCAC